AAAACCATAATCTTCATTGGCATAAGAACCTTCTTTACTAAAATGTATGTTATACATTTCTATAAATGAACGTTTATATACAGAGCCAATAGTTTTATCATCTGGTTTATCGTTTAATATATTTTTATTATCATAAACGTAAGACCAAGTATATAATTTAATATAAGTATTCTTATTTATTTGTTCTAAAATATACTTTAGTCCGTCTCCATAAAAATAATCACCAGTATCAAGAAAAGTAATATAAGTTCCATTACTATGTTCAATACCATATTGTCGCGCCATACCGGGCCCTTGATTTGTTTCTAATTGATAAAATTTTATAAAAGGATATTCTTCTAAAATATCTGAATAATCTAAATTAGAACAATCATCAATTACAATTACATTAACGTCTTTACTAAAAGTAATTGAGTTTAAAGTGCGGCGCAATCCAGTTTTATTTTTATATGTTGGAATAATTATATCTAAAGTAATATGTGTAGGTATATTTCTCTTTATTTGAGAAATAAGTAGTTTACGATAATAATTAAAATGCGGAAATTTTTCTAAATTATAATGCCCAGCAAAATGAGTAATCTTTTCATGTTGCGGAGGAGCAGCTTGAATACAAGCATTATAATCACTAGGTAAAATTAAAATATGTCCGCGAAAAAATTCATTAAAACAATCTTGCTCTTTATATCTATACCAATAAGTATTTAAAGCATCAATTAGTTCATCATCTTTTCCTTCATCTCGAATTTTTTTTAAATTTAACATAGCTACACCCATATTAATATATGAGCCTTCTTGCTTTGTTAATTCAACTTCTTCTACCGCAGCTAAATAATAATCAGTTAAATCTAAATCCCATAATTCAGAAATATTTTCATTTACTATAGTATCTATATCTATACTTAATATTTTATCTAATGCTGGAAAAAGTTTTGTATATGCGGCACGTAAAAGCACCATATAAGAACAAGGATTTATAAAATTTGGCCCATTTTTGCTAAACCAATTTTGATTACTTACATTAATACATTCAATTTCAGAAGGTAATACATAAGGAAAATCATCATCTTCAATTAAAAAATAAATCTTATCAACATCAGAATGCATTAATAATGACTTGGCAGGTGCCAACATTTTATCATATATATTACTAGTTCCTGCATAAACTGCTGCTTTCATTAAATCACCTTTATATTTGTTCCCATTCTTCATCAGATATTTTTTTTATATCTAATTTTTTAGAAGGCAATCCATAATTTATACACCATTTTCTTACAGCATTATCACTAACATTATACTTTTTCCCTATTTGTAAAAAAGGAGTTGAACGAATTAATTTTTTTAATTCGTCACGGGAAGGCCATTCACACTTTCGTTGAAATTCGTGAATACAAGTTTGACAATATTCAGCGTCTTTTACAGATAATGGTCGTCCACATTTTTTACAATAAGCAATTTTAGAAGATTTTACTGGAGTTATTTTAATACATTCATCTTCTTTTAATATCTCATCATCTAATTGTATAATATTATATTTATTTTTTATATTGTTTATTCTAATCCAATTGGCTCCACCTTGAGAACAACCAATAAATTTGGTAGCTTGATTTATATTTGCTGTAGATTTTAAAGCTTCTATAGCTTCTTCTTCTGTAAAATTAACTTTTTCTTTATTGGTTTTATTTTTCCCGCAATAAGTATCTGTTTGAGAATGACAGTTTGGGCATAACCATCTTAAATTTTCTTTTCTATTATCATTTCTTATTCCATTTACGTGGTCTATTTGTAATGTTAATGAAACTCCATTCCATTCTCCTATATTACCGCATATAGCACATTTATAATCCAAAACATTATATTTTGCTAAATAACTAATTAAAACTCTTCGAGTAACAGGAGAATTTTCTGTTAATACTTCTTCTAATTTATATTTTAGTGGCATATTAACCACCTCCTTACATTAGATAAGTAATAACATCGAATTCAAATTATTATAATTCGCACTCGAATTATAAATTTTTTAGTGAGCTTAGTGGGAGTTGAACCCACAAAACCTTGGGTTTGAGCCAAGTACCTATGCCAATTCGGTTACAAGCTCATATGGTGGCCCTGACCGGACTCGAACCGGTACGCCCATACGGACATCAGATTTTAATGGTGAACGGCACGAGTGCTGCCCTCGCACAATGTCACTGGACGCCGATCGTCTGAGGTGTCTGCCAATTCCACCACAGGGCCAAATATACCTGATGTAACCATCACGCAGCTAGATGGTTACTTGGGTAGTACTTTAAAGTACGCTGCTAATGTATAGGCTATCAGGTTTAGCCTTAATAAGCGTGTGGTTGTTCGATATTTGCTCCTTTTACTTCTGAACCACACTAAGAAGCCCTTAAATCGACACTCCTCGAACAGGGTGCGTCCACGACCGTTACGCCGCTATACATTGTTAACAATGGGCGATTTTTAATGTTGTTCGCCGCAACTACTGGAACAAGGTTTATCGTCTCTTGCCCGACCGCGGTTCCATACGTTCCGCATCTACCTAACGCTCTCCGGCGAAAGGTTTCATTGTAGATTTTTAATTCCAAGTTTGCGGTTATAATCTACTAAACCCATTTAGGCACATGTTATGGGCTCCGTACTTGGAGAGTCAATAACTTCATAAGCCATTAGTATGTCTCAAGTACATACTACCGCATTGTTTATTTAACGTGGCCAAGATACCACAACCCGCACGGATTCAGGGTATGCTTTTCTTTTCAATATTACTATCTATCCAGACAGGGCATAGCATTAACCCATTACGGGACCTCAATCTTCACCCTCTGGACAGGATTCGATTTCATTGGTCATGCGGTGCCGCGTATCACATTTGACCGCAATTTCCCTTATAATGCCCAGTAAGGTGGACACTGGCGGCTAATTCTGCCATTCATCAAGCATTTCTGCTTGCTTACGACGGCTCCAAGAAGAAGAAAATACAATGTGAGAATTGCGCATAATTATCATCCTTTCTTATAATGTAGAAAATTTTCTATGACAGTTATTACATTCACACTCTAAAATGCCATATTTTTCATTACAGTACAAAATTTTATATCCATAATGATGAATAGTTTGACACCATAATCTACATAACCATTTTGGCATTTTATTTATTCCTTTCCTTGTTTCTATAATAATTATAACAAAAATTTAATTAAAAGTCAAATAATTTTAATAAAACATTTCCTCATATTGAGTAGCACCAAAATATTTTTCAATAGTTGAAGGCATATACCCGCAAGCGTAAGCAAAACGCTTACAAAAATCATGAAATCTAGCACAATTCATCTCATCTTCATTTTCAGTAAACTCTAATTCAACAATAGTGCCATCAGCATTATATTCATGAAAAGTATAAGTAGTAATCTGTTCTTTATCCATTGTTTTTTCCTTTCTCTTTTTGATATATTTATTATACTATAATTTTTATAAAAAGTCAATAATTATTCAACTGGGACATTAATATACTCTAAAACTTCACGTAATCCAAGGCCACCATCATCCCAAGATTTCATACAATATTCCCAAATTTTAGGATGAGTTTCTTTAAGTTGCTGAAATCTATTAGGGCATTTTTCCCTATGACATCCAAAGCCACAGAAAATGCAACCTGTTCTATTAATTCCAGTAGTGGTCCAATTTCCTTTTTTATCCTTAACTATATCTCCATATAGAGAACAATATGGAACATTGAATCTTTTTAAATATTCAAAAATATCATTATCAGTCCAAAAAGAAAGAGGTTTAGAGGTTGGTTTATCACTGTCAAATAAATTACAGCCACTTCGCATCCATTCGTTTCTTCTTGCGATAGATTCAGAAGCAAGAGTTCCTAAAAATGGATAACGACCTGTTTCTTTTGAATATCTATGGTTAGGGGCTTTCTTCATTATATCACAACAATAATCACTAATTTTAAATGGAGCATCAACTAGAAAATTCCATTTTCCATCCCCAAAACCAAAAATTTTACTATCATATTCGCCGCTAAGGAACTTAGCTCGTGCAGAATTAGGATTACGTTTTGCTGTTGCTACATAACCAGCGACCTTTTTACTTACAATTGGATAACCAAATTCTTCAATAATTTGTCTAAAAGTTTTCTTGGGTCTTATAATTTCTACGTTTTCGTGGGAATTAACAAATTCTTTTACCTCAGGATATTCAAGTCCTGTATCAACAAAGACCGCGGGAGCATCGGGAATACATCTGCGAACTAGGTCTAATAAAACTGTACTATCTTTTCCACCGCTAAAAGCGATAAAAACGTTATTATCATAATGATTTCCAAATTCGCAAATTCTTGTTTGGGTTACACCAATTTTCTTTTCTAGAGGCCAAGCTTGCATTTCTTTTAAATCTGTTGCTGTAAATTTATTTTCTGCCATAATAAAC